AACGGGGATCCCGCGATGTCGCAGCTTTTCCAGGTGGATCTTGATTGTGGCAGGTGAAGCTGATTTTGTTGGATACTCCTTGATAATTAAATTTCCCTCAAGCTCTTTAACGGTCTCAAAAATCTGTTCTTTGAACGAGAAAAGGTCTTGCAAGGGGACACCCGTAATACAACTATCATAACGAGAGGCAATCACAGTTGACGCCAACTCTAGCGTATAGTGTATAACAGTTTTGCCTTCTTTTATAGCCGCTGCACCTAAATGCACCAAAGCCATTGATTTTCCTGCCCCAGTGGGAGCAATAACAACTCCCAACTCTCCTTCTCCCAAACCACCTTTACACAAGTCATCAACTTCTTTCCAGCCAGTCGAAACAGCATTGCGCGTTTTTATTTCAAAACGCTTTTCAAAATCTACTTTATAATCGTATCCAAATTTATTATCACTCCCCAATTTAAGCGCTTCATTAATAACTTCGCTGATCTCATCAAAAGACGAACTCTTTAAAAGCTTGACTGATTCCAGCATCGCTTCTTTGAGTTTCTGTTTCCGACAAAAATCAAGTGAAGTCTCTTTAATATATTGATCACCCTCCACCCCAAATCCCGCTTTGTGAATACGGGCAAAATAATCTCTAACTTGTTTCTTTACGGCGTCGTTCTCCTCATCCAAGTCGGCACGGAGGAGAGTAATCATAATCTTGTTAGTGGGATGAACACCATATTTGTTTCGATAATCAAATATTTTCTGAACAAAGACCTGTAAATGCCTGACCTCAAAGAACTCAACCTTCATGACTTCTTGCATCTGGTCAGAGAATGATCTGTCCTCCAAGATGAGTTGTGCGAGGTCCTCTTGAAAAGCTTTTCCATATTTAGAAAAATCAACTTTTTCCATTATTTCTCCGTTGTGATGCGTTTCATGTTTTGAAAAAGGGATGACCAATCAAAGGCCCCAAAGCCATCCTCGGTCATCATCTTAACGGTCCCTGTCTTATTAAATTCGGGCACAAAATCTTCAATGGCGGCTCGGACGCTCTGCTTGCCGTTAATTGGGATGTTGGGAGAATACAGCTGCATTAGTTTATAATTGTGCTCAATCACATCCACCTTCTCCTGGATGGTCTGATAAACCTTGGCCTTCTCCTCTCGCATCTCTCCACAATGTTCGATAAGACTGCTTATATAATGGGTCTTTTCTTCGCTCAAAAAAGGGAACCTCTTGGCCACTGTCTTCATTCCAACACCACCAACACCCTTAAGATTATCACTCTTATCACCAGAAATGGCACGTGCGAGGGCGAAATTAGCTGGATGGATGCCGTATTCTTCGACTATCCTTTTGCTGTTAAGAAAAACCTTTTGTATTGGTCTATATAACACTGTTTCATCGTCACAAAGTTGAATGAAGTCTTTATCACTGGAGATAATAACCTTTTGCCACCCCTTGAAATAAGACATTTGAACTGCATATGCAATCACATCGTCCGCTTCAATGTGAGGCACCATCGTCTGGATAATGGGCAACTCATTTAAATATTGTGTCAAACGAGTTTGTTGCCAAATTTTATTTTTTATTTCTTCGTTCTCCGACATATTCCGAATGTCTCGATTCAGGCGGATTGGTTTTCTTCCCGCTTTATAGTCCTTTTGAACCAATTTCCGTCGTTTAGAACCTCCTATGCCATCCCATGCGACAATAACGCGGTCTGGCTTCATCTCCCTCACCATTTTCTGCAAAATCTTAAGAAAGCCCTTAATTCCCCCGATTGGATATCCGTTGGTGGACAAGCTTGGATCAACAATATACGCCCTGTAAAGCATGTTCAAGGCGTCGATCAATATCACTCTTTTCATATTTCCTCTATGTAAAAAACCCTCCTCAGTATAACCGAGGAGGGTTGGAAAGTCAACAGTAAATTTTATTAATTAACGACTGGAACGCCGAGTTTGAGGACGCGCACTGGCGCTTCGTCGCGAGTTGTGGGGACGACTCGCCGTGGACCGTCGTTGAGAGTTCCCTCTCTTAGATGGGGCAGCCTGTCGCCTTTGGGGAGCCGTTCGACCTTGATGGACATTAGAACGACGAGGGGTGTGACGCTGCTGCTGAACCTGCCGCTTTTGCGGAGCGGTTCGCCGTTGGGTCACACGAGGGCGCTGTGCCTGTCTTTGAGAAGGACGTGTCACGCGCTTGTTCTGACGAGGGCGTTGCTGCTGAACCTGCCGCTTTTGATGGCTGCGCTGGGGGGCTCGGGCAGAACGCTTGGGAGACCGCTGGAAGGGGCGCTGGGCTTGCGCCTTTTGTGGTCGCTGATTCCCACGTCTTTGAACGTTGCCACGCTTGGGCATGCTTTTCCGCTTGTTCGCACCATTCCGGAAGTCACTGCGCTTGGGGACGTTCTTTCCCTGGCGGTGATGACGCTTGTTGCTGTGGGCATTGTGGTTTCCACGACGTGCCTGTCCAGCGTTGTTGGAGCGCTTCTTGCCCTTGTTGACGCCCTTATTGTTGTTGGAGCGCTTCTTATTATTATTGACACGAGGAGAAGAAGCCGACTGGTTCTCACGCTTCTTGCGATTTTCCTGGTGTCGATAATGCTGAGATCCCATTTTACCGTTCTTTCTCAGATCAGAATGTTGGCCCTTCTTGCCGCCCTTCTTCTTCCAGTTTTTCTTAGAAGACTTCTTATTTTTCTTCCAATCACTAGATCGGTAATGTTTGCTCACGTTAACAGTGACGTTGTTATTGTTGACAACCTTGTTAACCACCACTTTCTTGTTATAACTATTCTTCTTCCAATGTCCCGTGTGCCACTTTTTAGTCTTCCACATATGGTGTTGGTTGTTAGTATAAGTCACATACTGCGCATGGTGGTGGTGTCTCATCGTATAAGGTTGATGGTAAATCTGATATGGATTATAATGGTGGGCATGCAGAGACCCATGGTGGTGGAACGCAGTATGCATCCAGTTGAAGGTCGTTGCCCAATAAACGTGGAATGCGGGATATGTCAAGTAAGTCTGAGTGGCCCGATGATATGCGTTATAAGTCACACGTGTGGGACATCCCCGATATCCTTCGTAATGTATATTCAAACCCCGATTATAAGCCGCCAATAAGATCTTTCCAGCGCGGTGGCAACTCATCATATTGGTGTGACTGTTAACCCACGTCCATCGCCCAAGTCGATAGTCATAGACATGATCATAAACGATCACAGGCACATACTGGTTTCGAGTATAATTGGTATTGGTGTATGCATAATCACCAGAATTATAGCCATCATCGTAATAGCTGTTATCCCCGTAATCATCGTCATAATGATGATTATCATTCCCATAATCGTCATGGTCATAATGAGCCACTTGATTAGTGTGAGGCTCACACGCATCGGCACTGGCGATGTCGAGCATCGTGGCCACCAAAGCCAAGAGGATCGCCAGACCCAAAATTGTAATAATTGCTTTCTTCATTTTTTTCTCCTCAAAAGTATTTTTTTCTCTTACTTTTATATAATAAGTCTTTTTCTATTCAAAGTCAAGCAAAAAATGCTCTCTCTTATAAATAACTAGACCGCTTCTTCAGAATTATAGAATTGGTCGGCATCAACCTCCCGCTTGTCAAATTTCAAAATCACTTCTTCATCCATAATTTCTAAAATTCGTGCTCTAAACTTCTCGTCTTGAATTTTTTCCGGCCATTTAGAAGGCTGGAACTTTTCTTCTGAGCCGTCCGAATGAACGAGAGTATACCAAGCCCCAGAAGACAAGAGATGTTTTGAGCTTTTAACGGCTTCAAACCAGCTTTCTTCATCTTGCACACCAATTTCATCCCCCCACAAAATTTTAAAATTACATTGTCTTCCCTGTGTGCCAAATCGGCTCTTTTCCAACTTAACCTTTACTTCCGAACCGACGCGATATCCCTTGTCATCAATAATATATGATGCCTTGGCTTTGCGCCCTGTCAACCACACACGCAGTGAATAAGAATAGATCATCGCCTTTCCACCAGGAGTCATATAAGGTGTCGTCATGGCCTCAGAAGGGCTCCGGGTGATGTTGGTTTTCAATTGATTAAGAACCAAAAAAGTTGACTGAGTATTAGCAATGGGAACAGTCAACTTAGACATCCCCTTGGCCAAGATCCTGGCTTTCACCGCCATGGACGAAAGAGGATTAAAATCTCCTTCGATATCAGAAATGGCGGGTGTTAAGGCCAACGAATCCCAAATAAACAGCATTCTGTTTTCATTGGAACCCAGCAGATCCTCAATGGTTTCCAATACAAATTCAACCGATTGAGCTTGGACATAAAGAAGAGTATCCAAATCACAGCCAGCGCGCTGCAGAAAGCTCGGGTCAATAGCTGATTCGGAATCAAAATAAATCACATCAATCCCCATCTTCTGGGCATTTGCTGCGACTTGCGCTGCCATATATGATTTCCCAGTAGATTCAAGGCCAGCGATCTCGGAGACTTTCCCCACCGGGATTCCTGCCAACTTGCCTCGACAAACAATGGAATCGAGCCACCGGGAGCCTGTTGGAATCCAGTCCACCACTTGAGTGGGGTTTTCTTCTCCCAAATTGTGTGCAACAGACATTCCCGCTTTTCGGTTGATTAAACTACGCATGTCGGCAATCGAAAGCTTGCCAGCTTTTTTTACTTTTGCCATTCTTGTTCCTTATATTGAATAATGTAAAAAATTGAGACATCTGTAACCCCATGCCTCCCTGCGGGCATTCCCTAACTAAGCAATTCGCTGAATGCGTCATCAACAGACGACGCTTCCTTGTTGGAATACTTAGAAGTTTCTACGGAACTTTCCTCTGCGCTCTCTTCGTCGGACAAGAATTCATCCAACATGGCACCCACTTGTTCGGTGGTCTTGCGCTCAAAAAGTCCCTCAAACTCTGGAATGGTTTCCAGCATTTCAGCACACTTTTCAGGTCCGTCTTGACAAAGCGGAGAGGATTGTCTCCGAGGTTG